CCGCCCGCCCGACCCATTGCAGGTCAGGAAAGTCCTACGTGTTGCCCCTCTACGACAGCCAGAACCTCCGAGCTGTAGTGCACCATAGCCAAGCGGGAGTTACGGACGTTCCCTCACGGGAAATAGTCCCCCACTCAAGCTTACGTGCAACAGGGGGCGTATCGCTCAGTACATCGAGCGAAACACGCCCGAACCGGTAACCCGTAACGCCGTCCCTAGGGATGAGGCGCGACGGATAGCCGGCTAAGGCGAACGCAAACACTGCTTCAGGACGATACCGTCGAAGGTCTAGAACCCGATTCACTGGGCGCCAGACTCTAAAGTACCGCTGGCTGCGTCTCACGACGTATTGCCAGACCTCTGGGATGTCATGAATAACTACATCCCCGAGGGAAACAGGTCCTCGGCATTTCCGTATATCACTTGGCACATGATCCAGCGCAACAAACCAAGCACGTAGTAGAGGTCCCAAGGATCCCCACCGTGCGAAGGCAGCGCGCCGCAAACCATTAGCCAGTGAAATCCATCCTGCAGGATCACAGGGCAATTCCTCCTGGTTATGGGGACGAACAACCTCCCCGTTCCAGAAGTCACCGCCGCAGCTTTCCCTGAATGGACCCGATGCGAATGACTTACGAGTGTTCGGCGTAAAGCCGCACCACTTCAGCATCCCCACCAGAAGGCGATAGGCTCCAGTCGGCACGATGATATCATCACCGTACACGTGCACAGTTTTACCCGGCACGGCCTCCAAACCACTCAACTCGGTTGCCACAAGTGCTATGGCTAGGAATATTATAGTCTGTAGTTCGAACGTGAAACCGTTACCCATACTCGAGAATCTCTCGAGGCGGAACCAGCGTTTCCCGACCTTCAACATCGGGGCCCGCAGGCTGTCGAGGAGTTGATACCATGCATCAGTTGCATTAAAGCGCACTAACATACGCGCTATGGTATCGCTTGCGGAAACTAAATCGACAGTGGCGGAGTCTCCCCTCCGGGAGGCTTCACAAGCAACCTGCCTGTGCAGGGCTTGACCAGTTTCAAGGTCAATGCCAAACCGCTTTAAGCGTCGACGTAGGTGTAACCCTACTCCCAGTTGATAATACACTGGTAAGGACGCCCCAATCCCGATCGTTCTGTCAATGTCCCATTGTTTAGGAACCGTGGAGAATTTCTCTCCACGCCAGACGACCGGGTTGCTGTCGTACCCGAGCGAACGAGCCCACGCGGTCTCGTACCAGTGCTGCTCCAAAAAGCCGCACGCCGGGTACGTTGTAGGACGAGAACTAATTTTGTCAAGAGCCGTCGAACGACCCCTCACAGTGTCGACAATCGCGCCAGGACCGAAGCGGGGTTGTATCTGATCCCACTCCGGGCAGGGTCCCATCAACATCCGCACCTTATCGCGTACTAACTCCAGAACGGAGA